ACCCTCACTTCATTACGACACAACTTGCTGTTCCACCTCATCCTAATGCCCCGTCTTCGATTTTCAGAAATAGCATTAGCTAGATTCTGAACTTCTAAACAAGGGTATGAACTTGCAGGTAGACCGGCAGGTAGCCGACCGTATACTCGTTCAATATTAGAAAGGAGGTAGCTAGCCGTTCCTCTGTACCCCTTAGATGATAAAACATTCATCATAGAGGTATACGCAGCGAACGATTCGCCTGTCCGAGTCCCCGAGAAGAGTTTCTTGCAACGAACAGGGGTGACTTGTTTGCCAAAATAGGCATCCATGCCACATGATTCGCGAAAGTTACTCTCACTATAGCACTTCGCCGTATTGACGAGGAGGCCTACTGCCTCCAGTGCTACAGTGCAAAGAGCGCGCAAGTGGGTGCGTACGATAAGATCATCACCGTACACATACACGCTCTGTCGCGCGGCCTCCCGTGTCATCCCGCTAGCCATAGCGGCACCGACGCAGATGGACCAAAAGCAAAGCGCTTCAACCGGAAAGCAGAGACTGCTTCCCATCGGAGCGAACTTCGCTAGAGGAACAACTCTCCCATCTGGGAGCTTCGTCGATGTGGACCTAGTAGCCATCAAGCACTTCAATAAAGAAGGGCATCCGTCAAAAAGACGGGTAACCAGCTTGACGCTTACACGATCCGAGGCGTCCTTGAGATCCATCGTTGCGAAATCACGAGTCCTAGAACAGGACAGCGCAAGATCACGATTGATGGACTGATCAGAGAAGTTCACAAAACCCTTTGTGAGGGGAGAACTCTCAATCCAAGGAACTAACTTACTAGCAAGGCCCTGCTGGATATATTGATACTCCAGTGGTTCTGAGCTAATAAGCCGGGGACCTCTTGAATCTTTGGGAACCAGTACTACTTTCGCAACTCCTGTTTCCAGGCGTTGTAGAGAAAGATACTGATCCTTCTGATCCGCAATACTGGCCTTACTATGAATAAAGAAATAGTCATAGTAGGGATACTGCTGGTGAATTTGGTCATAAAGACGTTGAAAACGCCATTTATGCCAAAGTTTCTCACCAGTAGCCACGGCTCCAGGACCATGTTTCGGAGATATATCCTTAGGATCAAAACCTAAGAATAGGTCCGAGATAAGCGACTGGGCATGACGGATAGCCGCCCAATCACATACCACAAGCTCTGATATGGATTTCTCCGTCTCAACGAAATTCTCAATTACCGCTGCATTCGCAGAAGGTGAATTGGGGATTTCAAGCTTGTAACATAGGAAGCATAGCTGTAGCACAAAGGAAAGTGCATCAGCTCGCTTTTCTTCTGAAGATTCTCTTCCGAAGATCACGTCAAGGTATGCCCCTAAAAAAAAGAGGTCTACCACTAGGACCAAGTGCGAAACCGCACCTAGAACTAGAGAACGTGCCAACCTCAATTCCACTGAGCACTGCCTTCCCTAAAGTTGGCAGGACTTTTGTGAGAAATGAGATGCCCTCATGTTGAGAACGATCGGTCAAAACCGATTCGTCCTTTTTGAGGTTCTTTGGAGAGTAGAGTGAAAGAGGATCGTCTCGGAGTATAGAGATTGCGAGGCCTACGTAAAACGTAGCCTGCGGCTCTTCGAGGAGTTCCATTCGGATATCCTTCCGCAAGAGACCGCCCTAGCGCATCGTGCTCCCCGTACTCTCGTACAACTCAACCCCCTAACTCCAATCATCACTGATTTGGTTTTCGGGGGAGCGAAGTACTTGATTAGCCTTCGCCGCGGAGAACCGCAGCGAATGTTCCGTCTACGTCTGTCCAGTCGGCAGAGCCCGGGTCGAAACTCGGGATGACCAGAGTGGCAGCGTAGGAGAACAGATCGGCCGCTGTAGCCACAGCAAGGTATGGAGATACCTCTGTGTAAAAACCGCGGTCGATGGCGAAGGTAACGTTAACCGTTACCAACCGGGGGACGCCAGCGATCAAACGTCGTTGCTGCAGCTGAACGAGATGACGATCAGTGATCGCACCGTTCTTGCCCTGCGACGTGTGCTTAATCGTAAGCAACTCGCTGACGAGAGCATTGCTGGGTTTTGACACCCGAACAGTGCTCCCTGACTGAGTATCAGTCAGGACGAAGTTTACCTCATCACCGTTTACACGGGTCAGAGGTAGATTATCACTAAGGCTCATGGCCTACCATCCTTCCTATCTATATAGAAGTGGCGTCAAGCACTATGCTCGACTGCCAGCTGCAATGGCAAGTAAAAGACTTGCCTGCTTTGGCGACAGACTACCCAAGTCGAAGAGACTAGGGGCGTCTGGCATACCTGCCCAACGGGTATAACGGCGAACATGCATGGAAGATAAGTGAGTAGGGTTAGTATACCCAGTCACAAAGTTCCAGCGTGCGAACTGTTCCAGAGATAAGCGTCCGGTAACGGTAACGCTCTGCACTGGTCGACGGACCCACCAATCACCACGAAAAATATTGGTGATGGCAGTTTCGTCTAAAACAGATCCGACATCGATTAGCCAATCAACGACAAAGCTAAAAGGAATCTCTTCCCAAATAGCCCCGGCGATGTTGGTGAAACCGAGTGCCACGCCTATCGCCCTCAATTCTGCGAGCTTATCTCGCAAACCTTCAAGATGATGCGTTAACCACGCACTAGCCTGAAAGTCGGCTTGATAAAATCGTCTGACGGCGCGTCCAGTAAAGGGAGGGTCCCCTACTAGCGCGTAGAATGGAAGAAAAGGAGGATCCCAAATCCTACTTCGCTGGAAGTGGAGTTGGGTCTTCTTACCCCAGGTGTCCATCAAAAATTGAAGACGGTCTTCGACCGTCGAAACAATTTGAGATATCTTCCTGAGGTCGGATAGCAAAGGTGCACATCCGAAATTCCATTGTAGCCAACCACTGGCCACTGTTTCAGAAATTGTACTTAGCAACCGAGGAACTAATTCGGTCACTTCGTGCAATTCAGCGAGGAACGGAATACCGTCCACCTCGATGGGTATCTGAGACATAAAACGTCTGCACGTCTTACGCCGCAGGTCATCAAGGAGTGACGAGGGCGGAGAAGGGAAAAGAAGCCCAACCGCGTTCCGATCTGGAGTACCAAGCAAAGAGTCAGGCCGTGGATTGTAATAATAGGTCGTATTGACCGTTCTTGCAATCACGGGAATCGTCCTTACCTGTTCCTTTGCGTGAACGCGAATTTGGGTGTGCTCCACGTTATTATCGCCATAGGCGAACCACTTTGACGTGGTATCGTGGAAGTAGTGTCCATGCCAGTCGACAATGTTGTCGATAGACATGAGATTGTAGGAAACATTTATTCCGGTGTAACTATCAGGTGTGCCCACGTCAGGTACGCGTGACACATCGTAGTTACCGAAACGGAAGAAATGATCTACAATCGTCCTATCTCTAGGACCACTGCCAGGCACTTCGATCTCCATGAGGTCGAATCCTCCCTTTCTATACTGTTGCGGTGCCAAACCGCAACGTGGACAGGATGGAGCTCTTGAAACGAACGAGCATCGTTCATTCTGCAAGTGTGCCAGAAATGGC